GCAGCGAAGGGTGGTAAAAACGAAGAAGTCGAGCAGATTGATGAATTTGTCGATAAAGAAACTAGATTAGCTGCTCGAAAGGCAGAAACAGGTTCCTCTACAAGAGTATCAAGTGGTGATGTATTAGGTCGCCGTGGTGGCCACGAGACACCAAAACAGGCTATTGCAAGAAGGGTTGGCAAAGATTCTTATGGAATAAAGTCTGGCGGAAAAACCTCAATATATAATCGTTCGCCAAAACCAAATCTTCCAGAAGAAGTCGAGCAGATTGATGAAATTTCACCAGGACTAGCGCGTAAAGCTGCTGCCGCAAGTCAAGTTAAAGCAATTGAATTTAGTGACTATTCTGGTCTTTCAAATCTTCACAACAAAGAAGGTAAAAAGGAAGCAAATCGCCTAAATCGCAAATCAGACAAAGCGATGGATTATATTGGGAAACGCCAAGGACAAAAAGGCATCGATAAAGTTAATCGTATGGTGACTAGAGTCGTAGGTGAAGAAGTCGGTGGCAAAACACCAGAAACCGACACAGAAGTAAGTCTAGCCAAGATGCATGGCAATCCAAAGAAGATCACTTATGGTGATGTTGTCAAGGCGCGTATCGCATCAGCTAAAAAGAAAGCACTAAACAAGGGTTAATAACATGCCAGACATCACACCACAAGACAAAGGCGAATATGACTACGAAGGCGATATGGCAAAGTCGCAGTTGAAGAGCATTATCGCCAATTCTAAAAGAATGCACGACATGCTAAAGCCAGAGTCGAATCTACCAGAGTGGGTTCAGAACAAGATTACTCTTGCTGAAGATTACATTCTGACGGCTGCTAACTACATGGAAGGCGAGATGAACGAAGAAATGAAGCCATATGTCAAAAGAGCGCAGCAAAAGTTTGATGTCGAAAGAAGAGCGCAAGAACTAGAAGACAGAGCAAAGACCAAACAGGCTGGAACAATTGCTTCTCGTGTTGCTAGAAAGGCAGCAGACACTGCAAAAAGTGCAGTCGTGGCGCAAAAAGCCATTGATATTGCTAAAGGCAAAAAGAACAAGATTAATATGAAACCAAACCTAGACGGTGAGAAAGATGCAAACCTTCAATGAGTTTCTAAACGAAGCATTTGATGATATCATCCAAGTAGATGCTCGCTATCTAGAGCAAAACATGGATAAGATTAATGCCGATCTAGACGCATTAACTGACAAGCCATATCAAAATGCACCAATCTTCTTGAATCAATTGCGTGGTGTCACAGAGCAGTATGGGTTCCCGCTACCACAGTCTGCGACCAATAACTTCCTAGACCTTGGCGCTGAATTAGTGTACATGCTTGGTGAGTCAAATTATCATCTTTATGTTGTCTATGACACAGGTGAAGATGGATTCGTTGACGGTTATGCTCAGGTTGTTTCCAATGACGAACTGGACGATCTATTAAATATGGACTCCGAGGAGGTTCTTGGAGACCGCGAAGAGATGCCAGTTCGCCACTCAGACTGGTATCGTAAGCGCGATGATGATGCAGGTAACACGAACGAATATTAATCTATGCTTTTTAATGATTTGAATGATGCAAATGTTTTGTTATATGCAGCCAAGTGCTACGAGAAGCCAAACTGCATTCGAAGTGAGTTTGATGAAGACTACAAGACATTCAGGTACATCAAACGATTACTACATCGGTATCGTTTGACTGGTGAGATGAAGGAAAGGTTATTATTGAATCACCTTATTCTTTGTCAGAATGTATTTGGAGTTGAGGCTAGTACAAGAATATTGTTTCTAAGGAATAACGAAAAGGACTATAGTGCACTAAAGACATTTCTAGTATACACTTCGGCTATGCCAAGTATAGTCAAAGGTATTCGTGGAGTAGATATTAGGTCGAGCGATATACAACTAGACAATACTATTGTTGATATTCTCAGAGAGATCTAATCCTTATCAGTCGACATAGTCATTATAGCATAAAAAGAATTACGAGTCAACTATTGTATGAAGAAACTTAAACAAATTCAAGAAGAAGCAATTGTAAACACAGTTGGCAGTGGACAGATTGCTGGTCTTGAGCCAGACACACCACCAGTTCCAAAGGGTGTGACCACAAAAGGAAAGATGCTTCGCCGCAAGAAGTTCGCTGGCAAGGAAGTCTTTGTAGTTTCGTCTGACGCATTTAATAAAGCAAAACTAGGAAAAAGAAAATTTGAACATTATTCTAGTTATGTTGGTCGTGATGAGATCGGCGAAGCAATTCGTCAGTACGCGAAAGAAAATAGGGATGCGCCTATCATCCTAGAGGATGAATTGACTGGCGCGATGGTATATCTAAAATACGGTAAGAGGTAATCACGATGGATTTATTACAAACAGCAGACCAGGCATTAAGAGGCTGGATTCTAAAAATTACAATCGGCACACTTGCCAGCATTGTATTGATTGTTGTTCTTGTTCTTATGATTGGCATTTTCCTACCGAATGAGCAGGTCGACAATAAGGATATTTTTGCAATCATCGGACCAGCATTCAATACCGTAATCGGTGCATTCGTAGGTCTACTTGGTGGCATGCAGATTGCTAAACTTGGTGAGAAGAAGGATGGCGAAAAGCCAGCCGACCCAACACCAGAGTCACCACTACCAGAGACTGTACAAGATGCAGTTGAGGAAATCGACGACCACATTGCTTGAGGTGAACCATGAGTCTTAAGAATCTACAGACTAAGATCGGAATTCCTGCCGACGGGTCTTGGGGTGCTGGCACCTTTAAAGCCGCAATGGCATACTACAAACTTTCACCTGTTCGTGCTGCGCATTTCTTTGCTCAAACAGCACACGAAACAGGTGGGTTCAAAGCCTTTTCAGAAAATCTAAATTATTCTGCTAAAGGTCTCCGTGGTATCTTTAAGAAGTATTTCCCAACTGATGCATTGGCAGCGCAATATGAGCGCAAGCCAGAAAAGATTGCTAATCGCGTCTACGCATCAAGAATGGGTAATGGTCCTGAGGCATCAGGCGATGGCTTCAGATACCGTGGTCGTGGAGCATTGCAATTAACTGGTAAGGATAACTACAAAGCCTTTGCTGATTACTGCAAACGACCAGATGTCATGAGCAATCCAGATCTCGTTGCTGGTGAACTGGCATTCGAGTCAGCCATGTTCTTCTTTGAGCGCAACAAACTTTGGAATATTTGCGACCAAGGCGTCACTGATGCTGCAATTCTTGCTCTAACAAAGAAAGTCAATGGCGGCACGCATGGTCTTGCCGATCGCTCAGAAAAGACGAAGAAGTATATCGGCTGGGCTACAAGTGCTACACCAGCACCAGTTGCTGTTGTTAAACCAGCGGCACCTGTTCTTGCAGTCACATCTGACATGCAGTTATCTGAACACTTTAAATTGAGTGAATTCACAAAGTCTGAAACTGCTATCCGTAAACGAATTGATAATACACCTGGACCTGATCATGCAGCAAACCTTAAAACTGTCTGCGAAAAGATTCTTGAGCCTGTCCGTAAACATTTTGGCAAACCTGTCCGTATTAATTCTGGGTATCGTGGTGCTGCCCTTAATAGTGCTGTTGGTGGCTCTAGTAAGTCTCAGCATTGTAACGGGGAGGCAGTGGACTTTGAGATCGACGGACTCGCGAATCCACAACTAGCGAAGTGGGTCTCTGAGAATTGCGAATTCGACCAATGCATTCTTGAGTTCTATGACCCGAAGGAAGGTCCAAACTCTGGCTGGGTGCATGCTTCGTACACAACCAAAGGCACTAATCGTAAACAATGTTTAACTGCAGTCACAGTAAATGGAAAGACAGTCTATAAGCCTGGATTTGTAGTGTGAGAATAAATAAGAAGAACAACCAGTCACCATCGAGAATCGGGGCGCGCAAATGTCTATACTTCAGAACAAATACAACATTGAAATCTGGCAAGGTTCTACCTTCGGTCTCACGGTGACTATCAAGGACGCAAACAACACACCGACTAACATCACTTCTAATTCTCTTCGAATGCAGATTCGCTCATCATATGATGCAGCAACGCCAGCAGAAACTCTTACAACTGCAAACGGTGAAATAGTCATCACTGACGGCGCAAATGGAACTCTTCAGATAGAACTTTCGGCAGCAAGAACTGCTAATATTAGTGTTGACCTCAGCACTATTGTTCCTGTTAGACTGTCAGAAACTTCTGTTGTTAAGATTCCTAGAAAGACATATGTTTATGACCTAGAATTGATTACTGCAAACTCAGTTACTAAACTTCTTTTTGGTGACGCTCATGTCTATGGAGAAGTCACACGATGACTGATATAGTCACAGTAACTCCTAGTCCAGATAATATAGTTTCAGTAATCTCCAATACTAATAGTGTAGTTTCAGTAACTTCTAATCCAGATATTGTTGTAGTTACTGATAATACTAGAACTGGACCACAAGGCTCACAGGGTGTGCAAGGCGCGACTGGCGCTGGTGCAAAAACCTTTAATGTGACCAATAGCGGAACAAGCGCATATGTGATTGATGGTTCAAACAATCCAACACTCTTGTTGTTGCGCGGCTTTAGTTATATCTTTAGTGTAAATGCATCTGGTCATCCATTCTGGATTCAAACAGTTCCTGGTGCATATAGTTCTGGTAATGTTTATAACACTGGCATCACAAATAACGGCGATGATGTTGGGACAATTGCATTTGCTGTTCCATTTAATGCACCAAGTGTTCTATACTATGTTTGCCAAAATCATGCGGCAATGGGCGGCACAATCACTATCAGTGATTTTGGTCCACAAGGTCCACAAGGATTTCAAGGTGTGCAGGGCGCGGTCGGTGCTCAAGGCTCGCAAGGCGCTGTCGGAGCACAAGGATTCCAAGGTTCTGTTGGTGTTCAGGGTTCTCAAGGTGTCCAAGGCTCACAAGGTGTCCAGGGTGCTGTCGGTGCTCAAGGTGCAACTGGCTCTCAAGGATTTCAAGGAGTTGTAGGCGCACAGGGTGCACAAGGATTCCAGGGTGTGCAAGGTGCCGTTGGTGCTCAAGGCGCCACTGGCTCACAAGGTGCTATTGGCGTCCAGGGTCTGCAAGGAGCACAAGGTGTTCAAGGTGACGCAGGTGTTCAAGGTTCACAGGGATTCCAAGGTGTACAAGGTGCTGCTGGAGC